GACCACCATCACGGCTATATCTTCGATCATCTCCGCGGGAGTTAAACTCTATGCGGCTCACACCAACAAGCCTGAGGGTTGGATCCCTAACTCACAAGATTGGGCCGAGATCACACTCTTGTCGGAAAAGAGCGCTTCGGATTACAAGCGTGAGGCACTTGAGGGAATACTTCCTATTGAGTAAATAAGACAGGATCGGCCCAAGGCATGATAATACGGCGCATCTTACCTCTCATCGCGGGAATCTTCTTAGCCTCGGGCGCAGGAGCCGCTTGCGGAGGAGAGACTGGAGCCGAGACCAATAAGTTTGCCATTGAGCCGTATTTCACCTATGCGCCTGCACGAGGTGCTCCAGATCGGGCGCAATTTGGCGGTGGCATCTTGGTCGTCTACGACATGACAAAATTTGCGGGCGTCGTGGTGGGCGCCGACTATCTCGGCCAATTTTCTCTGGTGTCAGGAAACATTTCGCTTAAGTATCCGATCTCGATCGGCCCGAGTGTGACATTGGTTCCATTTGTCATGGGAGGGCTTGGATATGCCGTGTCAGGGGCAGGAGGGCGAATTTCAAGTATCTCAGACATTGGCGTGTATGCTCGATCTGGAAAGATCATGTCTGGAAAGTTCAACGTTGGGGTCTGCGCCGGGAGATGGAACAATGCCGGAGACTATTCAGGAGTTCGATATCACTTTTTTGTTGGGTGGAGTAAAGGTTTCTAATAATCTATGAAAAAAAATCCTATCTACATCGCAATCTGGGCCCGAGGCCATGATCGCCTTGATTGCTTGATCCGATTCTTAACTCATGGGCGTGGATCTCATGCGGCCTTTGTCCGAGGCTCTGGTAAAATTGTTGAGAACTTTTATCCGGCCGTTCGAGAGCGAAGCTTCAAGGCCGGTGAGCGAAGAAACGTGGAGCTCTACACCATCGCTGGGATCAACTCGGCTGAATCCGCGCGCCTTGAGCGATGGTTTGATGCGGAATTAGGCAAAAGGAAACCTATGGCCTATTCGATTCGGAACCTTTTCAGGTATGCGATCAACTGGCCTCCGCTCAAGGGGAACCAGTCTTTTTGCTCTTCGTTTGTCCTTCGTGGGCTTAGGGAATGCCTGCCTCCAGGTAAGCAGCCTCTCGTCCGCCTTGAACATGTGGACTATGCATCACCCCGTGATCTGCGAATTTCTCCGGTCCTGATACCGCACCTGTTGAAGAGTGAAGTAGCATCTCCGGGCCCGTATTCAGAATCTGAGATTGGCGGGATTGAGCATGAGGCGGCGGAATGATCGAAGTCTTCTATAAATAGGACTTATGGTGATAACATCTCGGCAAAATCTCATAGACTATTGTCTCAGGCAGCTTGGCGCACCTGTCCTGGAAATCAACATTGATGAGGATCAGATTTCTGACCGCGTTGATGAGGCATTTCAGTGGTATCAGACCTATCATTCCGATGCGACCGTTCGGACATTCTATAAGTATCAGATTCTTCAGGCGGATTACGACAATCAGTATATCACGGTTCCTGAAGCGCTTATCTACGTGTACTCGATCTTTAATGTCAACGTGAATGGTGCATCGGGCAACATATTCTCCGTCGACTACCAGATGCACCTGAATGATTTCTACGGCCTCCGAAATCCTTCTTCGCTCGTCAATTACACAATGACCAAGCAGCTTCTTTCGACGCTTGGAGTTCTCTTGAATGGCAATGACCAGGGCATCATCTTCTCGCGTCACATGAATCGGGTCAGGATTAACACGGATTGGTCCGCGCGCCTCAAAGTTGGAACATGGATTATTGTGGAAGGTCTCCAGACAATTGATCCAAATGCATTCACGGACGTGTACAATGACCTGACCCTTAAGCGATACCTCACGGCGCTTCTCAAGAAGCAATGGGGTCAGAATCTTATCAAGTTTGAGGGTATGCAGCTTCCCGGAGGTGTCACACTTAATGGGCGGGCGATCTATGATGATGCCAAGGAAGAAATCAAGGAGCTCGATGAATACACGCAAAAGACATATTCAACTCCCGTGGACTTCTATGTAGGCTGATCGTCTGAAACATGCAAGCATATGGGACGCTCTAAATATTTTTCGCAGAAGTTTCAGCCTGAGGCGAATCTCCTCGAAGACATTATCGTGGAGTCAATTTCCGTGTATGGATTTGAGTGCTACTACATGCCTCGAACAAGGGTCTCGACTGATCGCACTCTTGGCGAAGACACGGAGAGCACATTCTCAAGTGCGCTTAACATCGAGATGTATATTGAAAACACCGATGGATACGGCGGAGATGGTGTGCTTCTCTCAAAGTTCGGGATTAACATCCGGCATCAGATGCGAATGGTGGTGTCTAGGCGGAGATTTGACGCGGTTCGTGGAAATCAAGTGTTTGCCAACCTTCGGCCATATGAAGGTGACCTGATCTACATCCCCTTGGTTCACGGCCTATATGAAATCAAGTTTGTTGATCTTGAGACCCCATTCTACCAGTTCCAGAATCTCCCCGTGTACAAGATGACATGTGAGCTGTTTGAGTATCGCGGCGAAGATCTGGCCACGGGCATCATTGAAATTGACGCGCTCCAGAATGCAAATTCCAATGAGTCATCATATCGGATTGTGTATGGAGGCGGCCAGGTCGCATTCGCCCTTAATGAAAAGGTCACGATCGCATATCCTTCCGGCGGACCAACAGGATCCGCGGAGATCACGGGAATCTTCGCAACGTCGGTGGATCTTCGAACAACGCTTCAGCTTTCCGACCTACGATTCGCCTCAGGTGTTGTTCGCCCACTTGGGACAGGTGTAACCATCACGGGTGTTACTTCTGGGGTCGTGGCAACAATCTCACATGTTGTCACCCTGACGGATGGCGACACGGCCCTCTCGGATGGTAACACGGCGATGGAGAATAACTCCATCGAAGCTCGGGGGAATGATATTCTTGACTTCACGGAAACCAATCCATTTGGCTCGCCAAATGATGCATAATAAAGCATGCTCTCGCAAACACATTTCTACAATCAGACGATCAAGCGAACCGTGGCCCTTTTCGGGACACTTTTCAACAATATAACGATTGCTCGCACGGCCGATGTGGGCGGCGTCATGTCCACTACGGGCGCCGTGTCAAACGTGGAACGTGTCCCTATCGCATACGGCCCCAAGCAAAAGTTTATCGCGCGAATCTCCGAGCAGCCTACACTTGATGGCGCCAAGGTAGCGATCAAGGTTCCTCGCATGTCATTTGAGATGACGTCGATCGCATATGATTCAGGCGTTCATCTTAACCGAATGAATCGCACATTGGTCCCGATCTCTGGTGACACGCTTCATGTGACGCCTCTTCTCCAATGCTCGCCATATCGGATTGGGATGCAACTAAACATCTATGGGCGAAACCAGGATGACGTTCTCCAATGCCTCGAGCAGATTCTTCCGACGTTCAATCCAGAATACACGGTCACGGTCAAGGATGGAGAGGGCCCGGGGCTTAATTCCAATGTGCCGATCACGCTTAATTCCATATCCATGTCGGATGACTATGAGGGTGACATAGCCGCGAGGCGAGCGATTGTGTACACGCTTGACTTTGATATTCGTGTCAGATTCTTGGGTCCGGTTAATGCGTCTCATGGCCTTATTCGCTTTGTCGAAGTCGGCCTTGTGCCTCACACAACTCCTCTATCGGCCGAGATCGCGCCGGTCCGGGCGACCTATGCCTCTGGGACAGGATCTTCACTGGTCCTGACCTCTGTCTCAGGCATTATTGCCCTTGGCGCACTGGTCTCTGGGACAAATATCCCTCCCAATACCCATGTCGTGGCGACGAATGGGACAAGCACGGTCACACTCTCCCTGCCGGCCGCTGGGACCGCATCCGGCACACTAACATTCACGCCCGTTAATCCTCCGGCCGAATACGTGCATGTGACCGTCTCGCACTCTGGATCAACGCGCCTTAATACTCCGTCCGCGGCATTTCCCATCCTCACGTCCGTGGACACCTTTGGATTTGATTCAGGCTTTGTTCTTCTTGGACTCACATAAGCCATGGAAACCAAGTCTCAGATCTCCGCGGCACTTGAGGCAAATCTTCTTGAGGTGATGCCCTTTCGGCCGGCACTCCCTCCCGCGATCTTTCCAACACCTGATCGAGAGAGCCTGGTCTCGGACTCCGAGGAAGACTACAAATTTTCCAGGGCAAAACTGAAGAGCCTGATCACCAAGGCGGAGGATTCGCTCGATCGCCTCATCGTGGTCGCGGACGAGGCCGAACACCCTCGCGCGTTTGAAGTGCTGGCCGGTCTCCTTCAAACCACCTCAGACATGACAGGTAAACTCATGGACCTTCAGAAGCGGCGAAAAGAATTGGCCCATGATAAAGGATCTTCGGACGGGACCCGCTCTCCTGAAACCAAGGTGGCCGTGTTTATAGGCACCACGGCCGACCTACAGCGCCAACTTGCCGGAGAAGTGGGAAACACACCTGATGCAAAGAGTCATTGATCCATCCAAGATCGGCCTCGGATACAACGGCAACAGCCAGGTTAAGCGGGATGGAATCAGCCAGAATTTCACGGCCCATGAGATAGGCGAGTACAAGAGGTGCATCGGAGATCCCGCATACTTTGCCCGAACATATTGCCGGGTGATCAACCTTGACAGAGGCCTAGTCCCGTTTGACCTGTACCCGTATCAGGAGAAGATGTTTCGCCACTTCTCGGAGAATCGCTTTTCCATTGTTCTTGCGTGCCGTCAATCAGGAAAATCACTGTCCGTGGTTATGTGGCTTCTTCACTATGCCATTTTCAACCCTGACAAAACCATTGCTATCCTGGCCAATAAAGGCGCGACGGCCCGTGAGATGCTCGCGCGCATCACGCTGGCCCTGGAATATCTTCCATTTTTTATTCAGCCTGGATGCAAGACCTTGAATAAAGGTTCGATCACATTTTCCAACAATTCACGCATCATTGCCGCCTCCACGACGGGCAAT